TTGTCCATCGATTCCTCGGCCAGTCCAAAAGCCGATTGCACGACCTCTGGATCAAGACCGCCTTGAGTGATCAAGATGTTTCGATGCGGCCTCGAGCCAAGTTTCTCCTGTTTATAAACCAGGATGTCCAACAAGTTCTGAGCGATGTTGATACATCGGCTTACCGAACAGAAACCGACGTTGTACATCTCGGCCATCGTGGAGGGCTGCAAGCTGGCATACACCACGCGGGTATGATGGAGTTTATATCGTTCCCCATCCGTGTCGGTATAGATGACAGGATATTCTGGTTTGCTGGTTCTCATACACCGCGCCGAATCGAGATGAGCAATTCCGAGCGGCATTCCCTGGATCGGACCGGATGGATCTCCTTCGCCGATGATCTCGCTGAACGCGCCGTTATCCTGCGTTACCAGATCCTCATTCCACTTCGAGAACCACGTTTCCCATCCATCGCCGAATTCTGAACCTTCTTCCAAAAGCAATTGGAATTTCTCGGCCTGATCTTGGTGAGCCGAAATGCTCATGTCGCGCGGGATGACATGAAATGGGATGGTCGCAAGTCTGCTTGCAATCGTATAGATCGCACCGCTGAGATAATCGACCTGCCGCCAAAAAGTTCTGAGCTGGCGATCTCGATGCGTTGACCACCAGGGCGCTTCTCTTACTCTCGATTGGATTGTCGCTTGAACGGTGGGAGCTATTTCACGTTTTGCCATTATGCTAACCTCACGGCCTTGGCTCGTATGACTTTCGGGCGAACCTTCGAGATGATGTATCGCTCGGCATCCATAATGTGAAAGGTTTCTTTATCTCTGATCTTCTCGGTTGGATTGCCATCCCGATCTAATTGTCGGGAATAAGCACGTTTCTCATCAAGGTATCGCTTGCACGTCGAAAACACGAAGATTGAATTACTTTTGTGCTGCTCGTAAACTCGATCAATACCGACCTCGACATCCGTGATCGGTGTCTCTTGAATCGGCATTCCTGCGGCCCCGAATTCCTGCCGCCATTGTCCCTCTGATTTTGAACCACCACACCATAATTTGCAACCCCATTTCATTAGATGATAGGAATGATCGCGGGACGTTCGACCGCCTTCGAGATATTCTTTTGTGACATAAAGGTTCTTCGTTTGCGGATCTTCGGCATAGCAGATCGCACCAGTGTTCACACCACCGAAATCAATACCGCCGTACTTGATCCATTCGTCAGGAATTGAGAACGGATCAATAATGCAAAGCTCTTCATCGAAACAATCATATATCAGGCCAGCCGGAATGTCGAACTCGCCACGGTAAAACATATTGACTTTCCACTGTGGCATCGTTGTGACAATGCGGTCGAACTCCTCTTTTGGAAAGGTAGGATTAATGTAACTTGGGAATTGAATCACATTAATATCTGGATCGCCTTCACGCCAGGGATCGTAAACTCTGCTCTTTATCCAACCTCGGTTGTAAAGTGTCGTCGTGCCAAGCACTCGCCCTTGATAAATCGACAATCGCCTTATGACGGCTTCCCAAGCATCGACAGTGAACTCATCCATTCCACATTCATCAAGCCACGCAGCCTTTGCGGTTGCCGCTTCAAGTCCACCTTCAGCTCGTGCCGATCGCAAGATGATCCTCGCCCACATTGGATCATCTGACTTATTTGCATAAAAACGACCCGACTTCGGATCGCATAGTTCGATGACTTTCGTTCCGGCCCAATAACGGCCCTTCCTTAGTATTCCCTCAAACACACGCCGCATTTCAGGAAGCATCTTCAACTTGAATAAATCAAACGATGACGTTACCGCCAGATAGTCACCACGACCGCCATGCTTTATTTCATTATCCATCCACCAAGGACCGAATACCGTCTTACCACCTTGAGTACCGGCGAACACAAATGTAAATCTTGCATCCGAATTCCATGCCCGATCCTGGTATTCGTGGAATGGAACCGCTTCGCCATCAGGACCGATAACGTGGCAATCGGGCCACGTCACCATTCCCATGACTGCCCTTCTGCGTTGTGCTTCAAGAAGCGCTTCAGTTATCGCCGCTTCCGTCGCTCTCGGACTCAACACCATTCATCTTTTCCATAATATCAGCAACGAGTTCTTCAAACAGCTCGCTGGCTGGCAAACCAAGTTGTTCGGCTTCCTTGCGCCAATCAATCTCAAGCTGTGCCGGGGCATAGTGGCCTTCGATCTTGGCGACCTCCTGAAGTATCTTAATGCACATGTTACCAGCGCCAAGTTCGCCGCGCTTGGCTAGTGGGTAATAGGACAGGAACAATCTTTCAAGCCTTTCACGATGCGTCAGTCGTGCTTCTTCGGCAGGTTCCTTGATTATTGTTTCAAGACCAGCTTTGTATGCGTTGTAGGCGGCTTGTCGGCTTTTATAATTCATCTGATCAGCAATCTGCTGGAATGTCGCACCAGCAAGCCGAAGCTCGAACGCCTGGATCTGTCGCCGCATGATCGTTATTCTACGTGGTGTCGATTTTGATTTTTTTCTAGCCATGTCAAACTTTCTTTGTGTCAACTAATTTTGGCTTTAATCCCATGTCCGACATTCGCTCCAAAGTCACCGCACAATACTTTGGTTCGATCTCCATTCCATAACATATACGATTGAGTTGTTCGGCGGCGACCATTGTGGTTCCTGAGCCTATGAATGGATCTAAAATATAATCGCCTTTGTCAGTATGGACATCCATTGCCCATCGAGGTAATACTACAGGAAAACCTGCATCATGATAGGCTCGAATATTTTCGATCTCTTCGCCAACCGCTGTTGTCCATACAGCTTTCAATGATTTCTTTGTGTCTCTAACGATTTCAGTAGCCCCGCCAGGTTTTCGCAATGTCCATAGGTGTTCCCACTCGCCATGATGAGGAATTGTAGACTTTAATCCCCACCACGGCATGGGCAACGCACCATAGGGCTTTACCCAAATCCTATGGGCATGAAACAACCAGCCATGAGAACGAAATATAGTCCAATAGTCAGCCGCTGTGAAATGAATACATTGTTCTTTTTCGCCTGTCAATTCTTTAGCGTGTGTCCTAGCGTGAATGTCACCGAAATTCCAGAATACATAGGCACCAACAGGGAAACGATCAATCATCCATTTAGATAACTTCGTGACAATATCAATCAACTTCTCATAGGATAATACTTTTTCATAATCAAGTCCCACACAATAGGGAGGACTAGTAAGGCACATCGTAAATTTTATCTTCCGTACTAAAGTATCCAAATTAGTAGCGTCTGAACTATCCCCACACATCAAACGATGACGACCAATCTCCCAAACCTGACCACGTTTGACTTTCCATTTCTTCTGTAATTCGTCAGCTCGATCAATCTGTGCTTCGGGGGCTTCTTTCGTTTCTAATTCAATCCCTTCGCGCTTGGCAATATCACCAAGTAATTGCTGAATGCGTTCGTTATCCGAATCAATGCCAGTCATCAGCTCCGCTAGAATTTCCTTATCAGCTACCGCCATCGCCGTGATCGGATCGAAGGTTGCCAGCAATACCATTTCTTCATCTTCGGTGACATCAATATATTTGACGGGTACGGTCTTCTGTTCTTGGGAAATGGCGAGCGCAACGCGCAGGTGTCCATCAAGAACGAAGCCGGTTCGCTGGTTCACGATGATGTCATCAACCCAGCCGACTTCATCCAAAACGCCTTCGAGCGCTTCCTGTTGTGATTGCGGGTGAATGCGCCAGTTCCGAGGATTAGCCAATAGCTGCAGTGGATCTACTTCTTCATAGCCGATGATGCGATTTTTCCACATGCTTTTATATTAGCACAACATTGAATTGGCGTAAAATTGGCACTTGACAATACATATCAAATAGTGTATATTTATTATACAGAAGGAGACAGCAAATGAACCCCTGCCAACACGAGCCCATACCTACAAGAAACCCTTGGTATAACAAATGCCGAAAGTGTGGCCTTGTCTATGAAACCGAATATTACCTATGGCACAAGGAAAAATGTGACACTAGTTCTATGGCCAAAGATTGGCGCGAATACTGGAAAGCAAAATCTTCCAAAACTAAAACTTCATCTGAAGAATGGGATCGTAAATATGATCGTGGAGGCGCAAGCAAATGAACGCCCAATTGATCGAATCCAAAGTCACCGTACAATTCAGAATAGCATGTTTGTTGATCGGCTACGAAGCGGCTAATGCGCTATTCGACAGCTTCGGCTTGAATGATGATGCAACCTGGAATGGCAAGGACGAAGAGGCCGAAGCGGTTGTGGAAGCGTTGCTTGTGGCTGAGATGGAGGCACTTTAATGTCTCACACACCTGGACCTTGGACATACTACCCACCAATTATGGATGATAAGACTGGCGTTATTATCAATGTTGGCGCTAGAGAAGAAAGTATTATCGCGACACTTCATCATCCACTTGGCGAGGGCGAAACACTTGATGCCAACGCCCGCCTGATTGCCGCCGCGCCTGATCTGCTCTTGTGTCTAAAGATGCTTATCATTGATATGGAACATTTAGTTCCTGACGGTAATACAACTATCGCAATGGCAAAAGAAGCAATCCGCAAAGCGAGAGCGGTATCATGAACGAAACCCTAAAGGATCTTATTGAACAAACAGAGAAACGAATAGTTGATTCAGCGCGACAACCAGTGATCGACAAGCTGGAAAAAGCGCTTGAGATCAATCGGGAAATGCGTGAAGTTCTGGAACATGCTGTGAGCTGGGGACATGGATTTGAAGGTGTTGGTCCACGTCCCGAGTGGTTGACAGAAGCCGAGGAAGTTCTAGCAAAAGGAGACAGACAATGACAGAAGATGAATATGTTCCGAAAGTGCGTATAAAATTTACTTGCCCACATTGCGGTCTTGAACAACACAGATATTTACCTATCAAGAGTTATTCCGATACGCACTTAACAACTTGTGACCACGAAAGCGGAGGATGCGAGAAATTAGTCGCCATCCATCTTGTTCCAAGGTTCGATGTATTTACCTATATTTTGACCGAGAAAAATTGGGAAAATTGAAAGGAGACAGACGATGACCGAGAATGACAAACAAGAAATAACACTATCCGCAAAGGAAACAAGGATAGCACCGTGGGGTGATCGAAACGAAATCCGTGAGATTGCCCGTCGTGTTCAACTTATGGCTCCGGGCGCAAAGAAACTCAACGAAACCGAAGCACTAGCACTTGCTCAAGGAGCGGTGGCACATGGACTTGATCCCTTCAATGG